CATACCGCAGTTGGGTCGAGTGCCCTGCTTACTATAAGTACCGGTACGTCAGGAACAGCGGTTGGATTTGAATCACTTAAGGTAGCGACAGGCAATAACAACACAGCACTCGGTTATCAGTCAGGTGTGGCCGTTAGCACAGGGACAGAGAATACGATAATAGGAAACGAAGCCGGAGATGCTGTAACGACTGGTGCCAGCAATACTTTAATCGGAGATAACGCTGGCGGGGCAATAACCACTGCATCAAGTCATACAGCAGTAGGTTCTGCTGCTTTACAAACTATTACCACAGGAACGAATGGGACAGCAGTTGGATTTGAAGCACTTAAAGCTGCAACTGGAAATAATAATAGTGGAGTTGGTTATCGTGCAGGTTTGGCTGTCAGCACGGGTGTTGGAAATACTTTGCTTGGAGCCACTTCTGGCGATGCAGTAACAACCGGATCGAATAACACTTTCGTTGGGCTTAATTCGGGCGGGGCAGTAACTACTGCGTCAGGTCATACTGCCGTTGGAGCAAGTGCTTTACTTACTATGTCCACCGGAACGACAGGAACAGCAGTTGGATTTGAAGCATTAAAAGTTGCTACGGGCAACAATAATACAGCAGTCGGTTATCAATCCGGAGTTGCGGTCAGCACAGGGACTGATAATACGTTGGTTGGAAACGCGGCAGGAGATGCAGTCACCACTGGAGCTGATAACACTTTTATAGGTGACAATGCTGGTGGGGCAACGACAACAGCAAGTTATAACACGGCGGTTGGCTCTGCTGCTTTGTTGGCAAATTCTACGGGCGCACAAAATACTGTTATTGGAAGTTCTGCAGGAACATCAATTACCACAGGTAATTACAACGTCGCAATGGGCGTTGATACTCTTAGCACTGTTAGTACGGGATCAAATAATACGGCTCTTGGTAAAGGCGCATTAGCAGCAAATACTGGTGATAGCAATACGGCTGTTGGCTACCTAGCTTTAGACGTCAATAGCACCGCTAGCAATAATGTTGCTGTAGGTTATGCAGCTCTCGGTGCAAACACGACCGGAACAGGGAATGTTGCTGTTGGCTATAATGCTCTTGTTGTGTCTGTAGATGTAAATAGTAACACCGCTGTCGGACAATCTTCTTTAGAGGCTTGTACTGGTGGCGGCAATACTGCTGTTGGTTATGCAGCCCTGACCGCGAATACGACAGCAGCCAATAATGTAGCGGTAGGAGTAAGTGCGCTTGCTGCCAATACAACTGGAACGAATAACGTAGCTGTGGGCGCAAATGCTCTCGATGCTAATACGACAGCGAGCAACAACACTGCTTTTGGTGACAATGCACTAGGAGTAAATGTAGATGGAGCAAGTAATACGGCTGTAGGTTCTGGTGCGCTAGTTGCGATGGTTGATGCTAATTCTTCTACTGCTATCGGTGCTGATGCACTGCAAAATGCCACCGGAGGCTCAAACACGGCTGTCGGTCAGGGCGCACTTAATGGTGTTGTCGCTGGAATATTTAATACGGGTGTAGGGATTTCTGCTGGTAATGTGATTAGTTCAGGCGATAATAATCTTTGTTTGAGAAGAGATGCAGGAATTGCAAACTCTCCAGGTGGTGCTGTTACTACAGGAGACAATCAAATTTGTCTTGGTGATGAAAATATCGCCAATGCTCATATCCAGGTTGACTGGACAGTCGCTTCTGATGAACGAGACAAGACAGATTTTACAGCCTTAAATCTCGGTTTAGACTTTGTAAAAGCTCTTGAGCCTGTTACATATAAGTGGGATAAGCGTTCTAAGTACGCTGAAAAGGGCGATGATTTAGATGCAATCACGCACGACGGCACTCATAAAGAAGATTGGTTAGACGTGGGCTTTAAAGCTCAAGCGGTTGAGGCTTTAGAGAAAGAGGCAGGATATGTCATTTCTGATAAAACAAATCTTACTACGCATCTTACAGAAGACGGCAAACAGTACGGTTTACAGTATAGTAAGTTTGTACCTATCTTAGTGAAAGCAATCCAAGAACTTTCAGAAAAAGTTAAAGAATTAGAAAGTAAATCGCATAACAAATGTGGAAATGAGGATAAGTAGATGGCTGTCACAAAAGCGTTAGTAAAAACGATTCCTTATGTTAAATCTAACAGAGTGGAGAAATGGGAAATTGAAATGAAGTATGAGAATGATAGCGAAGGTGATTCTACTTACTACACAAGTATTTTTACTCATATAGCAGTTGCAGATGATGGAGATTTTAGCAAAGCTGCCAAAGGTACATTTAGTAATGCAAATTTAGTCGCTCTCTGTCCTGTTTCACATTGGGACGTTATATTTGCGAGCCAAGTAGCTTCAGTGATTACCAGTCCTGTAGTGCAGCCAGTTCCTGATAAAGCTTTTGCAGTGCCTTCGTGATAAAACAGGAATACAAAATGCACACGGTTCCATCGGTGTTTCTTTTAGAAACATGGATGCCAGAAGATATGGTGCAAGGACTCAATGCGTATTTAGATGAGTTAATGGAGAAGGATGATCGTGTTTCCCACGCTGGTACATTGGTGGGTCAAATTGGTCATGGGCAGCAGTTGACGATGGATCATAAGGATTCAAGACTGGCTGCTTTTTGTGAAATGACCGGAGTTTTAGCAGCGGATTATGTGAAGCATTTTAGTCAAATTACTGATAATCCACTGAGTGGTGAGCGTCAAATCGAGATCGATGAATTATGGTCAGTACATTCTTATGAACGTGATTATAATCCCATCCATGATCATGGCACTAAAACACTGATGGGCGTTTCATGTACTGCATGGACGAAAGTGCCTCAGCAGATATTAGATCAGCCTACAGCAGGAAGCCCGGAGTATTCTCTGTATAACGCTAGTGGAAATGCCGATGGTTGCTTGGCATTTAATTATGGAATTAATTCTGTAATTGATGTTGAGAGATTACGGCCTCCTCAGAGCTTTGTGATTAAGCCTGAAGTTGGAAAGTTTCTTATGTTTCCGTCATGGCTTCAGCATTCTGTATATCCATTTGAAGGAGATGGTGAGCGTCGCACTGTGGCGGCTAATCTAAATGTTTGGAATGTTCAAGATATCGACAAAAAAGTTGTTAATTAAGAGGTGAACAATGTTTGATTTCATAATTACATTAGTATCAGTTGTTACAGGGATTGTATGTTGCGCTAGCTTTATTGCTGCTGTAACTCCAACACCTAAAGACGATGTATGGATTGGGAAATTGTATAAGCTGGTTGATGTTTTGGCTTTGAACATTGGTAAGGCCAAGCAAAAGAGTAATTAAGTCATGGATTTTTTTGAAAAACTTAGACTCAGCCTGAGTAAATTTTTTGGTACGACTGAGAAAGAAAAGAAAACAACAGAACAGCCTCCATTGAAGGTAGTGGATGTTGAAAATAAGGAGAGTGATCGTTACAGAGCCAGGGATAGCAAGGGGCGTTATCTTGGCGATGATCCCGATACCCCAGAAGATGAGGCATGGGTAATTGATGGCGATAAGAATACATAGGGAAATGAGTTAATGGGGTTTAAATTATCTATTGTGCTAGGAATTGCTTTAGTGATGTTGTCGGGAGCTTTTAAACTCTACTATGACAAGTCAGAAGCGGAGAAAATGGCTATAGCAATGCAGTTGCAGACATCAATGGATAATCAGTTACGTCTTGAGAATGCAATTGATACTCAGAATAAGCAAATTGAGAAAGCGATTGAAAATAAAAAGACATCCGATGCACGTATTGAATTGTTGACTGTTTCTAATAATGAGGCAACTGAAAAGATCGATGAATTACGCGAGAAATTTGCACGGCATGATCTTGATATGTTGTCGTTGCGTAAGCCAGGATTAGTAGAAAAACTTGTTAATCGTGGTACGGCAACTGTTTTTAAAGAACTTGAAGATTTAACGAATCCGGGTCAGTTTGATGAGAAAACAGAAGGTTAAACATGAAAGTCTTGGTTCTGGTTCTGCTATTAATTTGCAGTGGTTGCACAACGGCGTTTCGTCCGCCGGAGGTGAGGCCAGTGGAAGTGGTAACCATCGAGAAACCGGCTCCGATGTATCACCCGCCGCTTCCACCCAGAATCAAGAGTATGCCGGTCGAATGGAAGATTTTGACACCGGACACGATGGAAGAGTATTTGGAGGATTTGAAGGCTGGCGAAGCTCCAGTTAATGCGTGGTATTCTCTAACCACTAAAGGATACGAGAATATTAGTAATAACATGGCACAGATTCAACGGTATATCAGACAAGTTTTATCGATAATTGAATATTACCGGGATGTTGATAAAGAACGGCAAAAAGAGGATAAAGAACAACATATAGAAGAATGAGTAAATTAACCGAAATGTTGCGTCGCCATGAAGGCGTGGAAAGTCACGCTTATTTATGCAGTCAGAACTTCACGACTATCGGCGTGGGCAGGAATATCGATGCCGGTGATAACGGTCGTGCAAGAGGATTGGGGTTGTCGGATGACGAGGTTGATTATTTGTTACAGAACGATATTGATCGAGTGATGCAAGAACTGGATGGTGAATATGCGTGGTTTGCAGGACTGAATCAAGCACGCTCCGATGCGATGGTCGATATCAGCTTTAATCTTGGACAGACAAGGTTGAGAGGGTTCAGAAAGGCATTGGAGGCGATGGAATCAGGTGACTGGGAAGAGGCTGGTAAGCAATTTCTTGATAGTCGGTGGGCCAGTCAGGTTGGTAACAGGTCTAAAGAATTGGCAGAAATAATTCGGACAGGTGAGTATCTGAATTAGTTTTTTATAATAGGAGATAGATATGGGTATGGCTCGTCCGAATCAAGCATTTCAAGGAGGGGTTGGAGGAGGCGGATTTGGACAGCCTCAACAGTTCCAGGGTGGACCTAACAAGGGTGGTGGCACGGCAGGTCAGCAAACACCGTTTGGTGGTCAATCTCAATCGTTTTACCATCAGAGACCGCCTTCTTTCAGATCTCCCGGACCGATAAGGCCACCCTATTTTAGAGATCCGCCTGTGTGGGGGCCGCCTCCTTTCAGACCTCCCATGAGAAGTCCGGGCAAGGGTGGTCAATCCCCGTGGTCAC